TAGAGTTACCTAAAGCTGTAACAAGTATTGTAAATGCTTAACTAGTTTAAGTATTGTACTAATTTAAGAAGAAGCACCCAAATCAGGGTGCTTTTTTATTTTGTGTATCTTTGTGTAAAGATTTTAAAATGATAAATTCAGTAAGAAATACCGTGCTTGCTATTATTAACAAAAACAACTATGGATATATATCGCCAGGTGATTTTAATTTGTTTGCCAAACAAGCTCAGTTAGATATTTTTGACGAATATTTTATAAGATACAATCAGCAAATTAATGAAGAGAATGCAAGAGTTTCAGGAACTGGGTATGCTGATATTAAAAAAGGATATGAAGAGGTTATTGATATGTTTTCAATAACCGCATTCCTAACACAAAAAACTCAAAATGTTTTCTTTTTACCATCTCAATCTACAACAGGTTCAGATTATTATTTAATCAATAAAATTCTTTGTTTTTCAGGAGGAGAGTTAAAGGGTGAGGCAGAAAAAGTTTCTCATAGTAAAATTACTATGCTGAACAGTTCTCTTTTAACCTCTCCATCAACAACGTTTCCAGCTTATGTTCAAGAGGCTAGTGAGCTAACCGTGTTTCCAAACACATTTAGTAATGTAAACGATATACAGGCTCAATACATTAGGTATCCTTTAGACCCTAAATGGACTTATGTTACATTGTATGGAGGTGAACCATTGTTTGACCAAACTCAAGCAGATTATCAAGATTTTGAATTGCCTATTGATGACTCTAATAATTTAGTGGCTAAGATATTACAGTACGCAGGCATATCAATTAGAGAGGCTGACGTGTTTCAATTTGGACAATTAGAAGACCAACAACAAAATCAAACTAATTTATAATTATGGCATATATAAATCAAAGAAAATATTATACTAATGATGGTGTTAGTCCAACAGATGCTAATTGGGGTTCGTACCAATATGTAAGCTTAGAAGATGTGGTAAAGAACTTTCAATTAATGTATGCTGGTAATCATGGTTTAGTAAACAATGTTAATAGGTTTAAGATATTGTTTCATGCAAAACGTGGAATACAAGAATTAAACTATGACGCTTTTAAAGAAATTAAAAATTTAGAGCTTACAGTTTATGATGATTTAAGATTTGTTTTACCTTCGGATTACGTAAACTGGGTAAAGCTTTATTTGTTTCAAGGAAATACTTTAAGAGAGCTAACAGAAAACATACAAGTTCAATCTGCAGTTTCTTTTATTCAATCCTCTTCATCTACATTTACTTATGACGCTGACAACAATGCAACTGTAGTTAGTTCAACTTTAGATGAAGCTAGAAAAAATGGTTCTTTAAATAGTATTTATTTAAATCAAAATAATGAAGCAGATGTAAATGAAAATTGTATTGATTGTGATGATGATATATACAACTCAAGAATTGGCGCTAGGTATGGTTTAAATACTGAGACAGCTAACATTAACCCTACGTTTACTATCGATAAAAAAGCTGGAGTTATTAATTTTGATTCTACCATGGCAAATAGACAATGTGTTTTACAATACATATCTGATGGAATGGAAAATGGTGATGATTCTAAAATTAGTGTAAATAAATTATTTGAAGATTATATTTATGCTTACATACAATATGCTTTATTAAATAGTAAATTTGGAGTTATTAAGAAATGCAAAAATCAGATTAAGTAACATTCACCCAAGTAGATTGCTTATGAACATGAGAGGTGAAGATAAGTGGATAAAATAAAATGGCAAACATTCAAAGAAATTTTATAGCTGGCCGAATGAATAAAAGCCTAGATGAAAGGCTTATACCTAATGGTGAATACATAAATGCTGTAAATGTTAGATTGGGTTCTACAGAAGACTCTGAGATTGGGGCTGTTGAAAACTCTAAAGGAAATATACCTCTAACAACCCTTCAATATATTGATGGAACACCACTAAGTTCTCAGGCTAGATGTATAGGAGCTTTTGAAGATGGAGCTAATTTAGTTATATATTGGTTTGTTCACGACCCAGCATTTACACAAGGAGCAACTGGTAAACTAGATTTAATTATTTCTTTTGATGTTGAAACAGGACAATTAATATATCATGTAATAAGTATAAATGATGGGAATGGTATAAATACAACCTTAAATTTTAATCCAAATTTTTTAATTACAGGTGTTGATAAAATAGATAATCTTTTATTTTTCACAGACAACACAAATCCTCCAAGAGTAATTAATATTAATCAAAACTATGGAGACCCTTTAATTGGAGTTAAGTATGCTAACAATGAGTTTTCTGCAATATCTCAATTTAGTGAACCAGCATTTAGTCCAGGTAATTTTGATTTTACAACGAATAGCTATCTAAATGAAGGGATGGTAAATCAAAATAACGCAGTATCTATTACATATAATACTGGAAGTAAAAGCGTTACAGATATACAATTATTATTTAAAGAAGCAGATAATTCATCTATAAAAGTTATTAAGACTTTAAATAAAAGAAAAGATTTAGGTAGTTTAAATAATACTGATTTACAGTATGAGTTTACTAATAGTGAAATATTTACTGTATTACCAAGCTCAGAAATTTTAAGATTGTATGATAATGTTCCTCAACTAGCAAAAGCTCAAACGTTGATGGGTAACAGGTTAATGTATGGAAATTATTTTGAAGGATATGATTTAAAAACATCTGACGGTATTTCTCTTGCTTTAAATTTTACAGCTAGTTATAAATCAGAATTAATATCAGTTATAACTACTGAAGCTCACACAAGTGCTGGCCAGTTTACATATACACCAACATCTTCAAGTAAAACTATTTCTGATTCAGTTTTAAATATTGATTTAAGTCCATTAGTAAAAGGAGAATCTAAATTAAAAAAAGGCACTCGTTTAAATTTAAATTTTGGTATCACATTTATAGAGTATGAAAAAATATTTGGTGTTGACCCAACACCTACAACAGCTGTATTTGACATGTCTTGGGCTTATACCTTAATTGAAGATTATGAAAATGTATATGATTTTGTAACAAGTACAGATTTTCAAGAAAAGATAGGAACTGATGGGGTAAACGGAACAATACAAACTGTTGCTAATGCTCAAGCTGGTCTTGGAAATACCTTAACAGATGTTTTTAACAGAACAATACCTGAAAATTTAGATTCTACTTATAGCTTGTCGCAAACAGGAAGAACTTCGGGAACGGCTGCATTGCCTAATGCAGGAGAGTCTATAACAGCAACAATAAACGGAACATCATCAACTATTTTAAACATACAAAATTTAGCTGGACTTTACTCCGACAATGTTGCACAGTCTGGTTATGCTTATTGGAGAATTGTTAATGAGAGTGCTACATTTAATGACACTGGAAATGCTGCAAGTTTACATAGTAATAGAGGGTATGAAGTTGGAATTGTTTACATGGATGACTTTAATCGTGCGTCTACAGCTTTGGTTAGTACTGCAACAGAAGGTGCTTCAATTAACATTCCATGCAGTCAATCTACTAGTAAAAACTTTATACAAGTAGAAATACCGCAAAATTCTCCTGCGCCTGCTTGGGCAACAAAATATAAATTTGTTATAAAGCCTACAAAAGATACTTATGAAACCATATACAGTAATATAGCTTACAGAGACACAGTTTCTAGTTCTAGTTATTTTTTATTAGATGGTGAAAATGCTACTAAAGTAGAGGCTGGTGATACATTAATTGTAAAAGCTGACAATACAGGACCAACAACAAGATGTATTAGAGCAACCGTATTAGAAAAAGAAGCTCAAGCAAACGGGTTTATCACAATTTTTGATGCTGCAGGAACTCCAATAGATGTTATTGGGGGAGTGTACATGAAAATAAACGCATCTAATTTTTCATCTATACAAGACCCTAATGCTGTAATTGCAGTTGACCCAATTAAAAAAACGTGTACTACAAGCGGTGATATACCTACAATAGCATTTCCATTTTTTACTACGGTTTTTAGAGGAGCTCCTTTAACTTCAACCCATGACGTATACGATGTGCCAGTAGGAAGTAGAATTGTGATGAGGATTGAAACAAGAAGAAACGGAACGGGTTCTAATAATGCTGGTGGAAGACAAAATTATATATTAGAACAAACACTTACAGCCTCGACAAGCTACACGAATATGGCTAATTGGTTTATTGGCGATAACGTAGGTAGCACTTTAAATAGTGGAATTAAAAATCCAGGTGAAAACATAGTTATTAATAATACTTTTGTAGGCCCTCAAGTAACCAATAGCGCACCGCCTTTTACAACTCCTAATGTAAATCTTGGCTGTAAAAACAGTGGTGAACTTAACGCTAATACTTATTTTGGGGGTGGAAGTCCTTCAACATTAGATTTTAATGAAAATTTTTACTACAGAATATATGAAGATGATAGCACACAAGACTCTAATGGAAACAACTTAATATATCTTTTAGCTTCAGGTCCTATCTCTTATGGTAAAACAGATGCCACTGAGTCTATGTTAGAAGTTTCATTTACAGTGTATAGGGGAGATGGAGCTACTTATGTTTTTGAAACAGAACCAGCAGATGCTTTGCCTGACGTTTGGTATGAAAACAGTCAATCTTTTAATATAAGCAATGGTTTTCATTTAGGTAATGTGCAAAATCAAACCCTTACTTTGCCTGCTAAAATAAATCCTGGCTTTACTAATTGTTATGCTTTTGGAAATGGTGTAGAAAGTTATAGAATTAGAGATTCAATAAAAGGTAAATCTTTTAATTTAGGAAATAGAGTTTTTACAACTTCTAACGAAGAATATAAGGCTGCTCATAGATTTGCTGATATTACGTACAGTGGTGTATTTAATGATGAATCAAATGTAAACAGACTTAATGAATTTAATTTAGGTCTTTCTAATTTTAAACCATTAGAAGAAACGTATGGTGATGTTGAAATATTATTTGCTAGAGAGACGGACGTTCTCACCCTACAAGAAGATAAAATATCTTACGTTCTTGCAGGTAAAAATTTATTATCTGATTCTACAGGAGGAGGAGTTGTAACATCAGTTCCAGAAGTATTAGGCACACAAATTGCAAGAATAGAAGAGTTTGGTATTAGTAATCACCCTGAAAGTTTTGCTACGTTTGGTGAAAATAAATACTTTACAGATGCTAAAAGAAATGTTGTTATAAAGCTTACAGGTAGTTCAGCTCAGAATGAAGTCTTAACTGTAATTTCTAATGAAGGAATGAGAAGTTGGTTTAGAGATTTATTTGCTGAAGCATCTGCAACCCAAAAATTAGGAGGGTATGACCCTTATATGCAAGAATATGTTTTTACAACAAACACAATTGTAAAGCCTGAAACAGAGTTATGTACTGCATGTGGTGTAACAAAAAACATTACAATTGTTGCAGGTCAAGAATTTGTGTATTGTGTGGATATAGGGGAAGACACAGGGCCTCCGAGTAAACTGTATTTTGTAGAAATAGATTATGTTATACCTTTTGAAAATACAGACTTAATAGTTACTGAAGGAACAGAACAGCAAGTTGTATCGGAAGCAGGAGTAGATATTGAAACTGAAGGTCAAGTATCTGGAACTGGCTATACAATTCAAGCTATATATGATGGTGTAACTTACACAACAGGGGTTGTTTATCAAAGTGGAACTTTAAAGTTTCCAAAACCAAATCCAACGCCTACTGAAGTTGTTATGATTGTTTCGTCTGACGCAACAGTAAACGACACAATTCAAGTAACGGTAAAATGTCCAGAAGAAGAATTGTTTAGTGTTTATAGTGTAACGCTTACAACAAATGCAAACTCTGGACAATTTTCACACACAGAATTTAGTTGGTCAGACTCATCGATAGTTTCTCCAACTCAATCTGATTTAGTTACATTTTTAGCTAGTCCAAGCGACCCTATCGTTTCTCAATATAGAGAGTTAGAAGGCCCTCAAGGCTCAGGTATTATACCGCCAAACGGTGCTGTTATCACAATGAGAAGTAATAAAATAAATTTTGATAATTTTCAATTTGACCCTACGGAAAATGAATTTAGATATTTAAGGACTGATGCTTTGTTTGAAAATAATTCTACGGATATTAATATTTTATTAGCTGCTTCTGTTCAAGCGACCCCTATTAATTCAAGTGGAGCACCAACATTGTATAGCGCTCAATTTGGTTTACCGTCAACGGGGAACAAGCTTTATTTAATATATGATTTAAGAAACTCATTAGGTCAGCAATTGTGTTATTCATCTACAAGTTTATTTGACGCATGTTGTAATTGTACATTTACTCCAGCTCCGACACCAAGCCCAACACCTGCGCCTACACCTGCGCCTGCACCAGTATATGATTATTTCTTAGGTATAGATTGTGTAAGCTTACAAGCGGTATATTTAAAAGCAAATCAAACTTTAAGCATAGTGGTGGGGGATGAAGTTCAATATCAATTTGGAACAACAATTGGATGTGCATCTTTATATGATGTTGGAGGAACTGGGCAAAACGGAGAAGTAATAGTTCAGGTATCAGGATGTGGAGATTCAAGATGTTCAGTATAAATGGTTAACTTTGTAAAATTGTAAATGGCAACAACAGGAACATATTATTATAGCTCAGCAAGTTTTTCAACTGCTACTGCACTATATTTAGATGCAGCGCTATCTAGTTTTGCTCCTGATGGATGGTATTCAGACCAGTCAATAGTAAGGCAACAAGCTTCAGGAGTATTATTTGCTGAAGATGATTGTCCTAACTGTGGAACACCTACTCCAACACCAGTCCCAGTAGTTTATGATTACAAGGTGTATACGGCTTGTGATGGAATAAGTAGTAATGAAATATTTAGAATAGTTCAAGGAGGAACTTTTCCAGCATCTGTATCTTATAATAGTATTTGTTATCACAACCCACAAGCCACTGGTTCAACATCTACTATAAATGTCAATGGTTTAGTAAGCTATTCTGATTGTACAGCTTGTGGTACACCTCCATCGCCAAGTCCATCACCAGGTCCGACACCTAGTCCGACACCTAGTCCGACACCTAGTCCTGTACCAACGGTTACTTATGACTATAGAGAATATACAGTATGTGGTACTTCAGTAACAAAAATATTTAGACTTGTTTCAGGTAGTTCTTTCCCTGCTGTTGTTAAAGACAGCAACTTATGTTATGAAAGTCCTTCTGTCACAGGCTCTACTAGCACAAATGATATAACAGCTTCTTATGTAGATTGTGCTACTTGTGAGGCTACAACACCAAGTCCGAGTCCAACACCAGCTCCGACACCTACTCCAAGCCCAGTGCCAGCAGTAAGTGGAACACAAATATTCTCTACATATACAGTAGGAAACGGAGCAGGAAACTCAGCTACAGCGTGTGCTGCGCAAGCAACTAACAGTATGTATACCTCAAGAGCTAATGTCGCTTCAATACAAACAGGAGATATTATATATACTAATTCAGGATTGACAAATGTTTGGAATGGAGGGTTAAACTTTTATGGTGTAACAAACGTAAATGGTCATTATCCAAACTTAGATAGTGGGTATGCTTTATTGATTAATTCATTAGGTGCTGTTGATGCAATTGTAAATTGTACTCCAACACCAAGTCCAGTTCCAGCTCCAGCAGCTGCTACATTCCAAGATGTTGAAATAAGACAATGTTTTACAACAACACCAACTTACAAAGTAAGAGTTACAGGTTTAACAGCGCCAACTTTAGCTAATGGTATAGTAATAGAAATAACAGGTGCTGCTAGTGCGCCAAACCCAGAGTTTACTGGTTCAACTTGTTGGGAAATAATAGATAACGCTGCAACTTCTTATGATTCATCTGCAGCATTAAACTCTGCATATAGTAGTTGTTCAGCTTGTGGCGCAACACCTCAATATGATTACGCTACATATACTGAATGTCAAACATCAACAACTGCGGTATTTAGAAAACTTACTACAACTGCTAGTTTCCCTAGTTTTGTAGAGTATACTAATATTTGTTACTCAAATCCAGTTTCAACTACAGCTACATCACTTATTAGTGTTGAGTCTTTAACAAGCTTCAACAATTGTCTTGATTGTGAAAATCCTTCAATGTTTATTAATGCTCTTCCTCAGCAAGGGTACACTGAAGCTGCGGCTTGTAATGCAAGAACTGATTACTTTGTTTTCTCCAATAGAGCAACTGTAGGTCAAATAATAGTTGGAGATACATTATATGTTAACTCTTCTAAAACCACTGTATTTAACGGAGGTTTAGAATGGTATAGCATCTCGAATACTCAAGGGTATTTACCGCAACCGTCAAATGATAAATATTTAATTCTTTCGACAGGTGTTGTTCAGGCTATAACTACGTGTGCTACTCCTAGTCCATCGCCAACACCAGCTCCGACACCTACTCCAACTACTAATATTCAAATTAGAGATTGTAATAATTCTAGTTCAACGGCATATGTAACTGTAACGGGAACTTACGCTTCTAATGCAATTGGAGTTTCTCTTAAAATTAGCGGAGGTGGAGGAGGCTCATGTGGTTCAGGATTTAATGGAACAAAATGTTGGGAAATTATAGCTGTAAACACTGTGAGTGATTGTAGTGTAACAACAATTTCAGTACAAAGTAGTTGTGGTGGATGTACGCCTTCTACTCCGACTCCAAGTCCTACGCCTAGTCCTACTCCGACTCCAAGTCCTACGCCTACGCCTAGTCCGACACCTAGTCCGACACCAAGCCCAGCGCCTACACAATCTGTGTATTATTATGATATTGATAGGTGTGATGGAAGCGCAGGAACATTCAGTAATGTAGCTACAACTTCTATATTAACAAAAGGACAATCAGTAAAAATGTCTGATGGTCATTGTTATAAATATGATGGGGTTGTAGGCACAATTAACTCTAACAGTCCAGTAGCTATATATTTTAATTGTACAGCCTGTTTAGCATCAACTCCAACACCGTCACCGTCACCTGTACCGTCACCGTCACCAGTGCCAACTCAAGCGCCAACTCCATCGCCTACGCCTTCACCAGTGCCTGTAAGCAATTGTAATACAGTATCCTTAGAATTTGTGTCAAGTGTGGCTGGTATATTATGTTCTAATTACCAAACATTCTATATGAACACAACTAATTTCTGTACAGCTACAAACCTATATAGAGACAGCGCATGTACTAGAGGAGCGTTATCAGGAGTATATAACACTGGTAGTTTTTACAGAGAATGGAATGGTTCATCATTTACATTGTCTTGTACAATTCCAACTTGCCCATAGTTTTTCATTTTAAATAATTATGATTAACTTTATTTGAAATTAAATCAAATCAAATGGAGGAAATACACAATTATATTACGCCACAGGAGTGTCAAGAACTTATTAAAATGATTGACGCAAATCATTCACGCTCATCAGTAGTAGTAGGGGGTACTGACAGAACAGATGTTACTAATCATAGAACATCAAGCACGTCTAATTTAGACATGAATACTCCTATAATGTCTAAAATAAAAAAACAAATAGCTGACACTTTAGGCTTAGAGCTTATTAAAGGAGAAGCACTTCAAGGTCAATTGTATGAGCCAGGGCAATACTTTAAACCACATAATGATTTTTTTAGTGGACCAGCCTATGATATGCACTGTAAGGCATCTGGAAACAGAACACATACATTAATGATATATCTTAATGAAGATTATAAAGGAGGTGGCACACATTTTCCTACGCTACAAAAAACAGTAGAGCCAGAAACAGGTAAAGCTTTGTGGTGGCATAACTTAAAAGACGGCAAAGTACAAGAACAATATTTACATGAAGGTGTAACAGTAGATGAGGGAAAAAAATATGTTGTTACTTCTTGGTGGAGAGAAAAAAGTTGGGATGGAGCGGGAGATGAAAAAATGTATTATGATTCTAAAGAAACTATTATTGAAAATGAAACCATAGAGCCAAATCCTGAAAAAAAATCTTATGTAGTTAAAGCTTCTGATTTAATAAAACAAGAAACAAACCCTGTTATAACAAACGCACCTAAGATATTTACATCAAAGGAACAGATTCCTAAGTTTACAGAGAATGGTTTTGAAATATTAAAATGTCCAGAAGATGTTTGGAATATAATAAATGACTCATATAATATTTTAAAAGATAAAGCAATAGATGAGGTGTTTGAGGGAAAAGAAAACGTCATAAAAGGTGGAGAAACTGAGCTGCTTTCTTTTGATGCACTGCCATCTATAAGAAGTCTTATACATAAACAATTATTACCAACTCATCAAAAATGGATTAACAATGAAAACATTGAGCCATCATTTATCTATGGTATAAGGTCATATAAAAAAGGTTCTACTTTAGAAAAGCATGTTGATAGAGTTGAAACACACCATATATCATCTATCATTATTGTAGATAAAGACTTAAGGTGTGGATGTCAGAATAAAAAATATGCAGATGATTGGCCTTTAGATATTCAAGGTCATGACGGGGAGTGGTATAAGGTATATGCTCAGCCAGGTGATATGATATTATATGAGTCTGCTATTTGCGAACATGGAAGAAGTGAACCTTTTGGAGGAGCGTTTTTTAGGAATTTTTATGTTCATTATAAAATAATATAAATTGAATAATCCTGAGCTTCTTATATCTATTGCATCTTATTGTGATAATGAGTTAAGTAAAACAATTGATAGCATTCTTGATAACTCTGCTAATAAAAACAATTTAGAGATTGTTATATTTAATCAAAGTGAATATCCAGAGAATATAAATCATACTAATGTAACGGAGGTATATAGTAGTTATAAAAAAACTAATGGCGTAGTATGGGCTAGAGAACAAATACGAAACCATGTAAAACCACATCATAAATATTATTTACAGGTTGATGCTCACATGAGATTTGATAAAGGTTTTGACCAAAAACTTATGACTCATTTAGACGACTATAACGGTAAAGTAATTTTTAGCGGATTTCCTTCTATGTATTATTTGCCAGATAAAAAAAGTTGGGATGCTTGTTATATAAACAAAATAGATAAGATTGATGAAAAGGGAAGATTTTGGCCTGGAGCTCAAGGCGTAGATGAGAAAAAATATTTAGGTCCAAGCACCATTGCAGCTGGATATTTCTTTAGTGATATAGGCGTATTAGATATTGATATATATGTTCAAAAAGGTGATATGTATTTTGAGGAAACTTATGCTACATTTAATTCTTTTTTAAATGGATACGACATTACAAACATACCATTCCCAGGCGTTTATCACTTGTATGATAAAACAAATCAAAGACAAACATACCATCCAAATCAAGGTACGCCACGTTTAGTAGGTTTAAAAAATAATGTTAGAACGATTCAAGACTTTAATAAAATTTACGGAACTAAATACAGACCGAACATAATACATCAAGTAGCACCTCAAGATAAAAATAGATGGAGTCAAGAATGGTTTAGATGTGATTATAGTTGGGATACAATAAAAGGATATAAAAGAAATAAGTGGTGTGATAGAGAAGGGATAAATACTTACTTAATGAATTATGATAAAGAATTTTATGAAATATTAAACCAATGTCCTGTCATTTATAAAATTGATTTTGTAAGATATTTAATTGCTAGGGATATTGGAGGCGTTATATGTGATATGGATTTTGAGGTGTACAATGATTTTACTAAACAATTAGATAGTCATTCAATATATTTATTAGAATCCTCTGCGGGTGATGAAGACTATCAAAATGGTTTTATAGTTTCTCCTCCATCTGAGTTATGGAATATTTTTTTAGAAACTTTAAAAATAAATATTAAAAACAATTTACCTGATATTTTAAATAGAAAAGAAATAGAAGGTAGACCGCCAGGTAGTTTTGTTAGAGAAATAGTTGGTCCTATTGCATTGTCTAAATTTGTAAAAGAGAATAATATACCGCATAAAGTTCTGCCTTATCCTCAATTCAATCCTGTTGGTAAGATTAATTTTGATTTTATTCAAACCTATCATTATGGAACTGGGAACTGGGGAGGTGATTTGTAAACCTTAATTTATAAATTCGTAAATTTGTAATCAAATAATACCTATATGGCTTGTAAGTCAGTACGTTTTTCGTGTCCTATTGATACAGTGGGGAGCAATACCGCAATTTGTTCATGGATAGTTACTTGTTGTGATGGCAATGAAATACAAATTGATGTTCCAGTAAACACATTTGCTGTTTATTGTTTAGAAAATCCTTCTCGTAATAATATAATACCTAATTCAAACGGTGGGGAGTGGACTACTAAAGACCTAGAGTGTGATACCAATTGTGGGGCTGCCGACCCTACTCCTATTGCAGGTTATGTTTATTATGAGTATGAGAATTGTAATGCAACAAGTCAAAAACAAATATTTAGAGCTCCAGCCGGATTTACTGCGTGGCCCAACACTAT